TAATACAACTCCAGGTAATGTTCCAGCTTCTTCATCTGGAATAATCTGATTACATTGCACATAGTTATCACCAATACCTATTTCTATAGGGCCTGATGTTGCGTAAGGTACTGATGAACCTAAGTTCTCTGAGTTGTTTAATGTTGTGCTGTCGTGTTCGTAAACAAAACCAGCGCTATCACATGCTGTTGGAAAATCAAATACGCCTTGATCTAACCAACATCCTCTATCCATAGAACCAATACTCCATACGTTTTCTATGTAGTTCCAGATAACATATTTGTTTGGCGTTAATTGATCTGTGCCAACGGGAAAGAAAAACCATAACTCGTTAAAGTTAGAGTTGTGTCCACCACATGATGTTTTTCTATATGGACTATTTATATTGTCATAAACAAAATCATGTACTTCGCATTTAATTTCTTTAACTGTTCCATCAAACACAAAGAATGAGTTTTCACCCATCCAACATAAGAATGAATCAGCAGCTACAACTGTTCTTGGGCTGATTGCTTTACAGTTAGTACCAGCGTCTTGTATGCCATAGATAAAAGGAGAACCTGTGTAATACATTCTAGCTACGCCAGTATCGGTAAAGATAATAATATCTGTTTGCCATTTAACTGCACTTAATACTCTACCACCTGTAGGTATTTGTAAATCACCAGCAGTATTAGTTGATGCCGCAGTCCATGTTGTTAGCGTTTCTCTTGATGACCATTGTATCTTTCTTGGATCTCCACCTGCACCTAAAGCTACAACATGTCTTTCATTAGTAACTAATACACCAGCACAGTTAGTTGGCGCACCTGAAACGGGTGTTGCTATTGTGCTAGGCGTGTTTGGATTCCATTGAAATATTCTTCCGTCTGATGGACAACAGAAAAGTAATATCTCGCCAAAGTTGTCAAAAGAAAAAGAGTTAGTGTTAAATAATAACCCAGATTGTGAACGTGCATCACCATAGTCTTCAACGTCATAGTGATATGCACCATATCCTAAAGGATCAAAAGATGCGTCTGTTACAAAACCTGATGGAGTAATGTTATACCAAGTATCATCCATTAAAACATTGATGGTTTCTCTTGTTCCAACTACTAATACTTTTTTACCGTTATTGGTTATATAGGAGAACATACCAGTAGGAGTACCAGTAAGAGCTGATGTATTGAGTTTTGTCCATCCACCGATTGGTCTTAGGTATCCGTTTTCAAAACGTACTAAGTCACCGTCTGTCCATCTTCCTTTGTTGGCATAATCAGTACCGTTAGTGACAATGCCAGGTGGAGGAGTCACTTGTATTAATGGCATTTAATTCTCCAATGCTTCTAATCTTGTTGTTAGTTCTTGAACTGCTGCGACTAAGAGAGGAACAAGTTTACTTTGGTCTATACCTTGCATTTCTTCTCCATCTTTTTCACCAACTACTGCTTCTGGAACTATGTCCTGTACTTCGTGTGCAAAGAAGCCGTCAACTGTTGTATTTGGATCAGCTTTAAAATTAAATTTGTAAGGCTTTAATTGTTTTAATCTATCAATACCATCTGATATAGATACTTCATTTTCTTTTAATCTGTAATCTGATGAAGTGGAATAAGTTGTGCTTGAAGTATTAACCTGAATAAAACCCTTGGTACTATTTTGCACTTGAAATCTAGCCGCAACCCAAGCCGCATTTGAATCAGTCCTGTTAAAATGTATGCCTGTAGTATCACCATCCGTTTCAATACATTGTGATTTTACCTGTAAAAGACTGTTGTTTGCAGAATTAGTAGTTCTTCCTATTAAAATACTTCCACTACTATTAATAACCATCCTCTCGTTACTTCCATTAGTGCTAAATCGCATGGAGTTATCTGAGTGCTGGTATTTTATTGTTCCATTAACAAAACCGTTGGAGCTAGAGAAATAAATATTTCCTGAGTTTGAACCTGGGTTCAACAACATAATGCCTGTATTATTATCGTTCTCTATTACAAGCTGTGTATTTGATACTATCGATGATATTGTTCCAGCACTACCAGTCTTAAGATGTAAGCCTGTTCCTAAGTCTTTGCTAGATAGTCCAGATGTTGCAAAGTAATTACTTACTGTAACTGGTGGTGTGCCAAATCCTAGGGTTACAACATTATTGGTTACGTTTGTAGCAATTAAGGCTGTACCATTAGATGTGTTTGTAGTGTCGGGTAACACCAATGTTATGTTTGTATCGTTTAAATCTGCTGGCGCTTTTAGTCCAATTGAGTAACCACTTGCATCAATAAACTTTAATGCGTTTTGTGAAGTACCAGCACCATCTAAAAACACATCAGCACTTGCTGTTAATGTACCATGTACTTTTAAATTTTTACCAGTTCCCACATGTAGGCCAACACTTGTTCCTGCTCCATTTGCCGAGAAGACTGCATCTACTTGATCTAAATCTGTATTAAGTTTAGTACCCCAAGTATTAGTAGAACTTCCTACCTCTGGTTTTCTTAGTTGTAAGTTAGTTGTATAAGTATCAGCCATAATATTTTACTCGCCTATAGTTTTTGTTTCAGTCGTAGGTGTTATCTCTTCAGATATTTTTGAGTCTAAAGCAGACTTTAAATTAGCTACTTCCTCTTCACCCATATTACCTTCAACCCAACCAGTAACTATTGTGTTAGTTAATTCGTCAAAAGGTTTAAAGTCTGTACCGACATCTTCTAATGATAATGATTGAGTGCCATAAACACTAGCAGTATATGGTACTTCTTGACCATCCACTTCGTGTGTTTCACTACTTGTTGCGTTAAGTCTCCAATGGACGTTATAAACTGTATCTGTGTGATCCTCGTATTCTGGGTACACGTCTACTGTTTTACAGTCCCATTCGTATGTATTTGCCATCTTGTTCTCCTATAAAGTTGTTATTATGAAAGCTAGGAGTTCATTATACCTTACTCCGAGCCTAGTTTGCTCTACCCCGTCATCATCTTCCCAGGTGCTAGATATAAACATACCATAATCACCTGCATCAAGGCCTTCTGCTGTAAATGCATCTTGTAAGTCTTGAGCTATAACTCCGAAGTGTAATCTAGCATCATCGCCTTTTTCTTCTACTGCATCTTGCCATCTGAATCTTCTAATCAAACCTTTACATGCTGTAGCTACTCTTTGCTCTGCATCTGTTAATGCTTGTATGTCTTGTTTTTCGTTTCTGTCTGAAGTTTGTATAGTACCGTTGGTAGCGTAGATATCATCAAACCTTGCACCTGAGTAACCAAGGTCTATAGAATTGTCTTGATATGCTCCAGTTCCATTACAAGGTGCAATCCTTGAAGTATTTATGTAATCCCAAAATGCTAAACCTACAGAACTAGTCCCAGTACCATTAGCTATATAAAGTTCTTCTGCATTATCTTGTGGTTCTTGTATTCCTATAATACCGCCTGTATTATTATCTTTTCTTAAGTCTATTAGAACACCATCACTTGTCATTCTATCTAGGAATAAAGGCGTACTTGCGTTTCTGCTTATAGCAATATTGTCAGGCTTAACAGCAACACCTTCGTTACCTGTGTCGCTTGGTGGGAAAGTATTTGTAGTTCCAACTAATAAATTACCTGATGAGTCTATCCTAGCTCTTTCAGTTCCATCAACTGCAAATCCTATAGCTGAACTACCATTAGCATTTTCAGGGTCAGCATGAATAAATACTTTAGAACTATCCCATGCAATTTTGTGGTCTTGTGTTGAACTGTACCCAAATCTTATTTCAGGGTCAGAACTGTTGTGTACTGTTAAAGGTGCATCTGGTGAAGGCGTTCCTATACCAACAAGACCGCCCTGTTTAACTACAAAATATGCACCACTACCATCTTCACATCTAATAGCTGAGCCTGAATCTTGTCTAATATCTAATTTAGCAGCAGCACTTGTATTACCTATGGCAAGATTACCTGATGAGTCTATACTAGCTCTTTCTGTTCCATCGGTTGTAAATTTAAAACTCTTATAAGCATCAAGGTCAACACCACCATCAGTACGT